TCGTGCGTGGCATCCCACATGATGCGGTAGCCGTTATTGTCCTTCCAGAACACGTAATTGGCATAGTCCGACGCCTGATCGGTGAACTCCTCGTCACCCGGCTTTGTCGGCTCATAGTCGACGATGCGATCTGATGCCGTGAACACGCGGATAATGCCGGGGAGAACCCAGCCGATCACGTCGGCAACGTCGCGGCTCTTGAACTCGCTCCACCCCACCTGATGCGGCGTGTCGGGCATCTGGCCATTGTAGTAGTTGATGGCCCGGACGCGCTCCTGCACAACCTCGGTTGAGACAAACACCTCGGCATCGCTGATCTCGGAAGCGATGAGGGCTTTGAGGTCGACCTCATCAATCTTCTTTGCTGCGTGCTTTGCCATTCAGACTATTCCCTTATTGCGGCTGACTGGCATGGTGAAAACTACCTCGGGGACATAGCCATCCGTGAACGTCATGAACCCATCGGCGCCGTGCGAGTGCTCGTCATGGCGTGGGTGAGCCCGCCAGACGCCGAGCTTTTCATCCCAATCGCGGCTGTAGTTCTCGAGATGCACGATACCGGCCGAACATTCCGCCTCATCGAAGCAGCACGACGGCAGCTTCATGCGGACGCCGTGAATGGCGTTGATCTTGTCCGGGTTGCGCTCGACGGTTACGAAGATGAAGCCGAGACCGGCCGCCATCGTCTTGATCGTCTCTGCCCTGCCCGATGTTGCCGTCTGCCGGCGGTGATCGATGTCATGCGGGCCGTAGTGAACGCCCCATCTGGCATTCCGCTGGGCGGCCCATTTGTCGAGCCAGTTGAAATAGTGACCCAAGCCCATGCCGCTGTCTTCGAAGTAGCCCACGAAGCGATGCTCGCCGGCTACAAGCTGATGCAGCCAGATCGTCTGCGTATCGCCGAGGCCGAAATCCCAGAAGGTGTTGACCGGGATGCCTGGCACATACGGGAAGACGCCGATCTTACCGCGCTGCCTGAGCGCTCGCATATCCTTGCCGAAGTAGGCGCCCTCTTTCGCAGCCTTGAACGCTTCATCAGGCGTGGATGGGTATTCCTTCCACATATCCTCGCCCTGCTCGACGCTCTTGGCCGCGTACCACCACTGTTGCTCCTCGGTGATGACGATGCCGTGCTCTTCCTCAAGGGCTGCGAAGTATTTCAGGTTCTCCGCGGTGAGCATGTGAGGCTCCGACACCTGATATGTCCTGTCCTGCCACCAGGCGAAGAAGTGGAACCGGTATTCCAGTTCGCCCAACTCCTTACCCTTGTCGAGCAGCGCGCGGGCTTGTTCCGTCTTGGTGTAGAAGTCGCCGGCCTGGCCTTCAGCCGTGCTTTCGATGAAGACGAGCTGCTGAGATGCGATGGTGTTCAGCGTGCCCGACTTGATTTCCTTTGCCTTGTCGGGATGCTTGGCGCAGATCTTGCCATATTCCGAGATGTGAACGAGGTTCTTCGTTCCCGATCGAAGCGAGACACCGACCTCGACGCCGGAGCCATTGCCGAATTCGATCTCATAGGCGTTGTCCGTCTTGATCGGGACAATAGCCTTTATTTCCTCCGGCATGCGCTGATAGGCGAACCGGATGCGCTTGAGCAGGTTCTTCGCGTTGTCGATCGTGTCGGCCACCAGACCGGCGGCGAAATGGTCATTGAAGATGCAGCAGTCGAGCGCCAGGATCAGGATGAACGTCGAGAAGCCCATCTGACGGGCCTTCAGGATGATGTTCAGGTAATGCAGATCGTCGAGCAGCTTGGTCTGCGCTTCGTTCAGTTCGAACAGCACGACACTGCCGCGCTTGTCTTCGATGTAGTAGAGGTGGTTGAGGCGCCAGCGTCGATCAGACCACTGGTCGATCAGCTCCTTACTTAGTGCGGGTGCGCCCATTGACCGCGTCCATGAGGGCTTTGATGCTGTCTCCTGCTTCGTGGGTCAGAGTGCCGTCAATATCCAGCTTCTCACCGTACTTCTTGGGCCGAAGTTTGCCCGCCATCCATTTGCGAGCATCGATGCGAAGCTGTGCGCGGCGGATATTCTCGCCGTTCGCAACCCATCCTGCGTCTTCTTCGCCGCGGCGCTCCATCCAGTCGTTTCTTCCATCGTCGGCGATCGACAAAATATCATCGAAAAGAGCGTCTGCCTGGGCTTCGCGTGCGCGCGCATATTTGTCAACGAATGAGGCGTTTTGACCAAGCCATTTGAACACAGTCGCCTTTGAAGGCATCCCCTCTTCTTCACAGATAGCCTTCAGGCTTTCGCCGTCTGCGATCCTTTCGCAGATCTTGTCAGCCATCTCTTCGGTGTATGTGGAGACGCCGGCCACCTTTAGTGCTGCCTAATCCGGCTAGCAGCCAGCTTCATCATATCGACCGCTGACCTTTGAGCTGCGGTTTCCCGCTCCCCAGCTTTGCGGGCGATATCGGCGAGCTCGACGAAGGCCGCGAGCAATTCCTCATGCGACAACTCGGAGACCGGTCGGCCTTCCCAGTAGAGAACCTCTTCGAGCTTCATCGGATCACGCATCCACGCTTGCGCACGTCCCCGAGCACGCTGTCACGCGACGGACGACATACGGAGGGATGAAGCCGACCGCGCACCCGGTGAAGGTGATGGTCGTTGCGTTTGCGTTGCCATCAGGAACGATCGTGATATCGCCTGTCGTGCACATGACGACGGCCTTCGGGATCGGGTCGAGATCAGCAGCGGCCGGCGTGATGACAGCGCCCTTGCGGCCGAAGTTGACATCGCGGGCCGCGCCGCGGTTCCATTCGGGACTTGCCATTTGGATTTCTCCTGAAGTTCGAGATCAGACGGGCCAAAATCGCCCGTTTTCAATCAATTAGTGTACAGACCCCGTGTCCGAGACCATTTCTGCGCCGCTAATACACCCGGCAGGTTGTATTAGAAGTACCCACTGGCGACCTGATGTCTTGTTACCAGCCACCACACCTTATTGACCTTGAAGAAGTACTCGCCACCTTGGCGGCTTGGGTTCGGTATGGCTGAGAATCGCACCGTGTAGGCATCGCATCCCCAATCTGGGCCGATCGCCAGCGTGAAGAAGCGGTTGAGAACATTGAGCCTTAGCTTTGGGAACGATGGGCGGCGTCCTGTCCATGCCGCGCTGTCGAACTCCCTCACAGCGCCTTCCAAACGTTTATGCCTCCATGGGACTGCTAAGAGATAATCTCCAACCTACAGACTTTGCCGACGCTGACTGCCGCGTAACCGATTGGATGCCGTTCGATGGACACGGAGGCTGCAACGGCTACCGGATATGGGTTTGCCAATGCACCCACCACTGGTTCCAGCGCCACGAATGGTCCTATGAAGGAAGGAACCAGACGCAGATGGACGAATGGATTTACAACGGGATGCATTACCGTAGACACCACGCCCCGCACTTTAAACCAGCCCCAGATGTGAGAGACCTATGACTGCTGACGAATTTAGCCGCTGGCTAGCCGAGATGAAATCGGCTGGCCTCGCTCGATCAGACGCAAAATGCGCTGAACTCCTCGGGATCTCCGCTAACTCTGTGGTGACGATGAAGAAGAACGGCGCTGATGTGCGGACTGCTTTGGCTTGCCGAGCGCTCCTGCATCGCTTGGAGCCGTATTCCTGAATCGATGTAGCCCGCCACTGTGAGCGACGGGCTATGGGATGGTGGTGATGGGTACGGGAAGCATGCCGCTCTCAAAGGCCAGTTAGGCTTGAACCGCATGCCGTCTCGCTGTGGCAGCGTACACCCGCCGTCGCGTCGATCCCGATCTTGTCGAGGCATTGCCTCGAACGGCTTTGGAATGGAGTGCGGTGCCGCTTGGGTTATGTCACGTACAACCGCCAACAGTTAGCAGGGTATTTCGCCCTACGGGTCACCAAGCCGGCGTCACCATTCCAAATGTCAGAGACAGTTCTTCCAACGCTGGCTGTGAGCACCAGCAGAGACGCGGCGAATCCCGCAACAGAACCGTCTCGCAAATCACCGCGCAATCATTAACCAGTTCGCAG